CGACTTCGGCGTAATCGCGGCGCTCATAATTTGCTCGCCTTCGGTGATTTGCGGGATTGACGTGTCAATCGGAATCGTCGTCGTGTGCGAACTCTTCGTCGTGTAATAATCGGTAACGCGCTGCAACGCACCGCCACCGCCGCCGCCGCCGCCGCCGCCGACTAGAACCCAATCGTCGAGCGTTGCAGAATAAACGAGTTCATAGATTCCATTAGCGACAAGGTCGCCAGATTCGAGCGCCGACCCGTCAATTTTTTTGACGTCTTTCGCCCCGTGAGAATCAAGATTGAACGTAACCGCGCCGGTGTTCGCGCTCGGAGTCTCGATAATGACACTCATTAGATCAGTGAGAGCCGCCGTCGTGAACGCCAGCGAGCCAGTGAGCGCGTTTGCGGTGCCGCCAGCGGTGCAAGACCGGAAAGAATTGTAAGCCGCGTCCTGAGCGTTCGGAACCGGCCAGCCGCCCGCCTTGGTCGCGTCGTGAATGTGCCAGCGGTGCAACGTCTTGTCGATTACGGCCTCGGAGTCCGCCCCGGTGAACGCATTGACCTCGGCGGTTGTGCCGTCTCGAAACTGTACTTCCGTCGCCATTAGGTGACTCCCTCATAATCAAGTTGCTTATCGTGCGCCGCCGTCACGCCGCCGCGAGCATAATTCGAGACGATTGACTCCGTTACAGCCCCATAATCACGTTGCGAATTCGCGCCGCCACTTAAAGCGCCGACCTTGAAGTTCGTTGTCGTCTGGAAAGACGACCGAACGCCAAGGTGATTCACGGCCCGAATTCGAACGTCGTAATTCGTGTCATTTTCAACGCCGGGAACGAACGCGCTCAATTCCGATCCGGCGACCGAAAACGACGGCTCCCAAGTTGAATCGGCGGATCGTTTAAACTGCAATTCAATCCCGCCGTTTTTCACAACCAAATAATCAGCGGGCGCAACCCATGATGCCTTAATGCGAGAAACAGTTTCACCCGCGTCCGAAATAAAGGAGTCGGTCGTGAGCGCGAAGGTTGTCGGCGCGGGAACGGTCCAAGGATTCGGAAGATTGGTTTTACTGGCCGGGGCCGGGGTCGTTTCGTCGCTCGCCGACGCCCATGTGTAAATGTCCGAGTCATATTCGCGAAGCGAAAGCGCACACATCATAACTTTCGAGTTGCCGGAATTCTCGCCAGCAATAAAGCGCCATTCGACGACCTCGAAAACTTTCGACGACCAACCAAGCGACGCGATGGTGAATTGAACCGTATCGCCCGCGACTAGTTGCATAGCCGCCAGCGATACCGGAACCGTAAACGAAAACTCGCGCCTTGCCTTGGCGAGTTCGATCTTAGACAACCGCTGGCAAGCCGATGCGCGCGACGTGTAAGCGTGATCGAGTTCGCGCCATATGCGGAACCCGTCGGCGGTTTCATAGGTCGAGTCCGTTACCGGCGGGTAATCCTGCGGTTGCGAATTGTTGACCGGCGACACGAACACGCCTTTGACCGCATTAAAACGTGTCCGGCGCGATAGCTTCGTCTCAAGACTGATAGGGCCGCGCAAATCGTCTTCGTCGAACGTGAGCGTCGGCGTCACATACCGGCCCGCTATCGGGCGCCAGATTCCGCCCGTGATTATGACGTGACCCGCCATCGCGCCCTTAAGTTCTGTCAGAATTTTTTGCGGGTCGTTATCGGTTTCGAGCAAGCCCGAAACAACGTATCGCGGTTCCGCTTTTTTCGTGAACGTATGAGTCCCCGATCCGGTGTCGGTAATATCAACATATGTTCCGGCGAGCAAATTCGCCCGAGACGTCGCGACCTTAAATTTTTGCGTGTCCGGCCCTTCGCGCGTGACGTCGATAAAATAGTCGGTCGCCAGCGAAAGCCCGGCGGGTAGCGTCCCCGCTGTCGTGAACTGCCCCCGGTCGCCGAATTGGTGCGGCGCGACGTCTTCCGTGATCTCTAGTTCGTCGGTGCTGGCGTCAACTTCAGTCAAAGTGACGGGGGAGTCTTTCGTCGTCACATATTCTTCGCAAACGTTCGCCTCGCTTTGAAAATATGTGTCGTCGAGCCGCGCGGCGGCCAGCCCCATTCCATACCCGGTCGAATTGCTCGAACTGAGAAAATCTCGAACGGCCAAAGCGGCGGCGTCCGAAAATACCGTCGTCGCCGTGCGCGGATCGTGAACTTTTTTCCCCTTGATCGTCGCGCTAACATCGGGAAGCCCGCGCGGGAATACATCTTGATCCCAATCGACGCGGACATAAATGTAAGCGACGCCTCGGCCCCGGAAGTTCGAGTCCGCCGACGTCGCGGCGGTCAAGAATGTGTCGGCGACTTGAGTTGTTTCGCCAGTGTGCGAGCGAATTCGGAGTTTGTCGGCATACTTCCCCGCCGTCACGTCGCCGTCGGCGTCGATGTCTTCGAGCGCGACCGGCTCGCCGTCGATCCAGAACCCTAGAAAGCCCTCGATTGGCCCCTCGCAAAGCGTGATAACCATATGGTGATAGCGGTTTTCTTCGGTCGCCTCGTAGAACGTGAGCGGCCCCGACAACTCGCCGACGCCATAGAATACCCGTCGTGACGTTATCGGTTGCCGGATCGAGGACGTCCGATTTTGTGCGCGCGTCGAGAACGGCGTAAAGTCCGGCGCTTCCGGCTTGTCCGCCAATGCCTGAGATATGAATCCGGTCGCCAGTGTCGCCGCAAACGCGAACGCCGCGACGTACGGATTACCCCCGGAAGCCACGAATGCCGTGCCTGCGCTCAAGAGCGCCGGGATAAGTGAGTCAGCCATCTAACCAAGACTCCAAGCTCGAACGCATTGCGATAACGGAATCGGGATCAATGAATCGGCGCCGACAAAAAGAGCGGTCGGGCCGTTCATGGAGACGACCCCGAGAGCCATAGCCGGGGCCGAGTTGTGCAAAACAACGTCGCCACGCTGCGCGAACGCTGGCTCTATTTCCGGCCAGCGGTGCGCGGCTGCGATTTTCTCGGCAACCTCGGCGATCCCGCCGCGGCAAAACTTTTTCATTCTGCGCGCCGCGCCTGACTCCGTCATGTACTTCCCGCGAAAATAAAACGCCGCCGGGTCGCGCCCCGTTTGCGCCTCGACAAAACTCGCAACCGTAAGGGCGCAATCGGTTCGGCCCCATACTCGCGGCTTATCGGCGCGCTCTTTAATTGCCTTGTTTAAACGGTCTTCCCATCCTTCGAGCCGGGCCATTTAATTACGTCCTAGCTTGATCTCTTGATCTTGTAGAACCGCGTTAAAATCGAAAAACGTGTCGCCGGAATAGATTTCCTTTTGATCTTCCGGCGTGTAACGGCGCTGAATCGGTCGCTCCAAAGAGATCAATTCATTTTCCGCCGACGCCGTTATATTGAAGGTTTCCGCCGAAGCGTCGAGCCGCATAACGTCGAGCCGCCCGGAAAATACCGTGACCGGGTCGGCAATAATCGCGCCCGCCGCGTCGAAGAACGCGAGATAGATTGTCAGCGGGCGACCCTGATAATCTTCGGACAACGCCACGCTAAGAATCTCGGTCGTCAAACCGGATAGAGTCACTGTCACGCCAGCCGCGCGAATTTCTTCGGTTTCCTCGATCTCGGAGACGGCCAGCAAATCGCCCGCGCCCGTATAGGTGTCGCCGTTCCATACGATATCGCCGACGCCCGCCCAAAGATTCAAATCTCCCGACGTGAGTTCGGCCTTCGCCAGCAATGCGAGCCGCTGCGGGTCCGCGCCGGTCTTCGTGAGTTCGGTGTTGGTCGCCGTCGTCGTGTTGCGCGCCATCAAATCACCTCTGTCGCGGTGAAGTTGATCCCGTACGCCGAAGCAACATCAACCGACCAATCCGTGAGATTTGTCGCCAGCCGGAAAAGACCGACAGGGCTAGACGACACAACGGAAGCGCCGTCGGAGTAAGCCGCGCGCAAGTGCGGGTAAATCGCAATATTCGCGGCCTCGCCCGATCCGTCGGCGTCCACGACCTCAAGGATTCGATGCAGGCGCGAACTAGCCCCGGTTCCCAACTGGATATAATCGGACTCGCGGAAATTGTCGGCGGCGCTCGGTGTCATGCCGCGCAACGAAATGACCTCGGCCCGAACGGCGTGCGTGCCGTCGAGAACCGGAGTCCCTGTTGGCGTTCCGAGCGGTGCGGCGCCATACGGCCCCGGCCCCATGAGAAAAGTCCCGTACATTCCCTTTAGCTTCAAAAGAAACGAAATCCAGGTCTCGGCCTCGGCCCGCTTCATCGGCGCGAGTCCGATATCCGCCGCCCATTTAGCGCCGAAGTGCTGTTGAATTTGCTGCTGAAATGTAAACGGCGACTCTGATTTTCCGACCGCCGATTGCATCGAAAGCCGGATCGTGGCGACGCCGCCGCGCGAGGTCGAAGGAAACGCGAGAGGATAAGATATCGTCATTATGATTTACCGCCGAAATACGACGCCCCGGCGCGATTGCGGCCATCGACGACCGCCCCGGCGGCGGCTTGCTTTACCATTGGCAACATTGAGAGCATTTCTTGCCGCGCAATCGCGCTCACGTCCGGGTGAATGTTGACCGTCTGGTTGATTGTCACGCCGCCAGCGCCGCCGCCGTTCGGCGTGACGTGACCGGCGGAATTCGGCGACCAAAGCTCCGGGCCGTTTTCGCCTACGACGTAAGACTTTCCTGGCATGGTCGGGCCGCCCTCGGCCCGGAACCCGCCGAAGTCCGATCCGTGAAAGCCCGCCGAGCCGCTCGACCCGTAACCCGCCGAACCGGAAAACATAGCCGACGACCCGCCGCCGAATAGCGACCCGATCCCGGCCATTCCGAAATTCGCGAGCATACCGAAAATGCCGCCGCCGCCGCTTCCGCCCATCTTCGAGGTTTGAGTCATATACTCGATTGTTGCCTTGACGATAGCGCCGAGCGCGTCGATTGCGACCGACTTCAAATCGCCATAGCCGTTCGCGAGCGCCGTCAATGAATCGACGCCGGTATTCATCAGGGTTGACGATAAATTTTCCTGAGCGGCTGTTTCTTTCTCGATCATGGCCGCGTGCGCCTCGCGTTTTTGACGCAATGCGTCTTGCACACCTGCGACCCGGCTCGCGCCGAGTTCAAATTCACGCAACCGCTTTTCGTTTATCTCGGCGAGTTCTTCGTCCATCATGCCCTGCATGTCGGCCTTTGACGGGAAAAGCGAACCCTCGGGGCCGAATTGCGGCTGCGCCATCGAGCGGTTAATTTCCTCTTGCGTCGGCCCTGAAGCCGGAGCGCCGCCCGGCGTTGTTCCGGTTTCCTTTTGGCCCTTTTTGATCGTCTCGAAATTTTTCTGAATTTCAGAACGCAAGCGAACAAGTTCCTGTCGCTGATCTATCAGCCTTTGAATCTCCGGCGTGCCGGTCGTAAGAAACCAGCCGGGGAACGTTTTTAGAGTCGCCGTGAGAGTGTCGATCTCGCCAGTCAGCCGCGCCACTTCATCGGCGGGAGTCGAGTCCATGATCCCCCAAGCCTTCAAATATTCCGAAACTTTCGGGATAAGGTCGATCAGGCCGCGCGCCATCGCAGCGATTGCGTCCGCGTGCTCAAGAACGGCCTTCGTAACAGTGACCGACAAAATCTTTCCGAGCCGAGTCAATTCGTCGTTTGCGCCTTCCGCGCCGCGCAACAAGTCTTCGTCGATCACAAGGCCGAGCCGGTGCGCTTCCTCGCGCATTTTCTGCAATTCTTCGCGCCCGTTCTTAACAAGCAAGCCCATTTGAACGCCAGCCGCACGACCAAAGCCCGCCGCCGATAGCGCGGCGAGGTCAGCACCTTTACCCGCCGCCGCCATTGCGCGCGTATAAATGTCGAGCGCCTCACTTGTCGATTTTGCAGATTTCAGGCTCGACAAAAGGTCTTTATCGTACTTCACCAAAAACGTTGATAGCGCGCCGGTCCCGACGCGGACCTCGCCGAGCCGCTTCGAAAACGCTTCGAGAGCGTTGTCGAGTTTCGACTGCTCGACCCCCACAAGGTCGGCGGCGTGCCGCCATTCCTGCAAAGCGTCGGTTGTGATCCCGATCTTGTCGGCGTTCTTCGCAATGGCGTCGCCGATTTCGATTTGCTTTTTGACGAATACCGCAAGCCCGGCAATGGCCGCCGCGCCGAACGCAAGCCCGAGCGCGGCCTTGACGCCGCCGAGCGACTTTTTCATCGCGCCAAAAGAGCGATCAACTTGGCCGAACGCCTTGCGGGTATTGTTGGTCGCTGTAATATCGAGATTTGCTTTTGCGACCGTCGCCATTTTTAAACCCCGCTTTTTTCGTGTTCGACTTCAAAAAAAGCCAGCCAATATTGGAACAATACAATCGGCATATTTTCGACGTCATCAAATGGAAGCCCGAGTCTTTGGGCGACGGCGAACATCAAATAGAGTTCGGCGTCGCCTCTTAGTTTCCCGCCGCGTCGAGTTCTGCGCCCGAGCGAAGAATGAACGAACCGACGTTCGTAACAACGTCGGGATCAACGCGATTCATCAACGTATTTTTGTCGCCGATCCGAAACATCTTTTCGCCGTGTTCGTCTTCCGCCTTCATAATCAGGACGTCGGCGAAAACTGCCAGATCGGAAGACTCGGCATTGCGATAGAGTTTCCGCTTTTCGCCGAGCGTGAGCGGCTTCGAATATACCGTTGTTTCCCATTCGGGAACGTCGATTGAAATGATTTCGCGCGACGAAAAATGAGTCGTCGCGGCTTCGAGTACCTTCGTAAATTCTTCGGCCATTTTCTTCGATTCCTTGGTTGCGGATTATTGGTGCGCCAGACTAAGCGACGGCGGCTTGAGTGATCGCGCCGTTTGCCGTCCACCCGAACGAAACCTCGACATATCCATCGAAAGACGCGCTGCGATCAATCGACGTGATAATCACGGACCCGGTGAAATAAACGTCGGTACTGGCCGAGCCTTCGGGGTACATATTAAGAGTCACAGCGGCCCCGGCGGTCAAAGCGCCCTGACCGGCGGTGTTGGTTTCATCCCAAAAGGCCGAGCATGAACCGGAAGCGCCCGTAAGGCTCGGCTGGAAAGTGCGGGCGGCGTCGCCCATCGTGGTATCTTCGATCACGTCCGCCGTTTCATTGAAAGACCACTCTTTCAATTCTGCGATTGCGTCTGATCCGACTTTAACCGAACCCTCTGAGCCTTTATGATTCGCCATTCTCTGTATCCTTCACGGCTGTTGATGCGAGCGCCTTCGGCTTGCTCGGCTTGTCGATGGAATAGCCGCGAGCGATCATCGTTTCGATCTGCGACGGATGAACGTCAACGGATTTAAGGCCGGTCGGCCCGTCTAAGTACATTTTCATATTGCTGACTCCGCGTCCGTTTCTCTTGTCCGATAAGAAACCGCGAACGTCATGGCCGCTTGTGCGTGCGGCGTGTCGCCCTCGGTATCGAACACAATTTCAGTTGAAACTAGGTAAACATCCTGCGCGCCGCCACTTAAAGTTGGGTCGGCCCCGATTGCGTTTTCAACCTCGGCGCAAATGGTGTCGAGCGTGTCGTCGACTCCCGAAACGCCTTTCGCGCGAGCCTCGACAATAACGCTCAATTCGCGGGAAACGCCGCGCGGAATAGTGACGGTATCCGGCACACTTTCCTCGGAAAGAGAATAGATCAGCAATGCCGGTAGGTCGGCGGCTTCGAGATCGTACAACCTCGACCCGAACACGCTTGCGCCGGTCGCAGAAAGGCCAGTGAGCGCCGTCACGAACGCTTCGCGTATCTGTTGGCGAACATGGCTCACGGCTGCGCCTCTAACTCGATCATCGTCATGCCGACGCCGTCCGGCTGTATAGACCGCGCCTTATAAGTGACCCCGCCGATCACAAACACGCTTCCGTGAGCCGCGCCGGAGACGTCCGACGTCCGGCAAGTAAACGACGGCGAAAGAGATTCCGTTCCGATCACGGCCCCGGTTTCGTCTTGCACCTGCACGAATCCATTATCGAAAACGCCGGAGATCGAGCCGCCGTCGAAAGTACAAACCGAGCCGAATTCGTCGGAGTTGACGAACGCGGCTCGGTCGAGTTCTGTTTCAATAGGCAAGGCGCGAGCCTAGATCGTCTGCGCGAGAGCGACCATTGTAACGCTGCAATCGAACGTCGGAGACGTCCCGCCGATTGTCGTCACGACACGAACGAACACGCTCACATTGTCGATATCGACGTCGATTGAATCCGTCACGTCGGCGGCGTCGGTTAATTGCGTAAACGCCGCGCCGGACACGTCCGCCCATCCGGTCGAGCCGTCGGCGGAAGTTTGAACCTTGACGTTGAGCGTCGGAGACGTGCCGCCGCCCGCGCTCGAAACGAGAACGAATTTCGCGGTCCCGGTGTAGTCCGACGTATCAATCGCCGAGCCATTTTCGGAAGCCGTCTTGCGAGCGGGCGCGAGAGTTTCAACAATCGAAAGATTGCCGATCATAGATTGTAGATTCATTTCGAGGAGTCCTTTGCTTTGCGCCCTCGACGTTTCGGCGCGGCCTTCGGTTCAACCGGCTGCGCGTCTTCGTCGCCCGGCCCGGAAACGAGCGCGGCGGCGGATTGTGTATCAAGCCCGACGACATCGACGGGATCATCAAGCAAAATCGCTTTGCTGTTCGAAATCAGAATCAGCGCGGTTTCTTTTGTCGTGTTGACGACGTCGCCGGGTTTTACTTTTTTCCCGTCGCAAACCGTGCCGCGAATGATTTCAAGCCGCATTGTGATTCCCCTTGTTTCATAAAAAAGTTACGGCGGGGAAAACCCCGCCGCAACCTAAATCAGCAACCCGTTAGGATTAGCCGTCGTTATTGTGCGCGAACGCGGCGGCGTGACGAACCGCAATATCGCAAGACTGCATCGCAACGATACGAACCGCGCCGGTCGTGCTGTTGGTGTACGGGTCCGCTGTAAGGTCGAGTCCGCCCCACATGCCCATAATCAACTGCGACCAAACACCAAAAAACAGATCGCCGGAAACGACCTGATTCGAGACAACGGCGGGATAGCCGTTCAAGGTGTTGCCCTGTTCCCACACGAACTGAGCCGTCCCGGAAGCCTTTTCGGTCGTTTTCAGGCCGCCACGCAAACCGGCTTCGCAGATATAGGCGGTCGAGCCGATATCGGCGTTCGCGGTTGCGACTTCCGTTTCCATTGCCACAACCTCGGCATAGGTCGGGATTGCCCCGGCGAAGTCGGTCGGGTTGCCAATCCCGGCGGTGTTGAGAACGCCGGTCGGCTGGCCGGAAGACCCCGAGCCGTAAAGCCCGGCATAATCCAGCGTCAAGGCCAGAACGGTTGCCAGGTCGGCGCGGACGAAATTCTCAACGTCAATGCTCGACTGCATCATCAGCTTGCGAGAATAGTCCGTGTACGCCGCAACGGTCTTCGGCGTCAAAGTGACCTGCCCAACCGTCTGCTGGCTTTCCGACGGGGCCGCGTTTTCCGCGATCCAGTAGCCGGTTGCGCCGCCCGTCTGGCGCGGAATGGCGATATCACCATTCAGGCCGGAAAGAACAGTCGCACCAAGCCCGGCAAGCGCCATCTTGTTGCGAAGCAACTCAATGAACGAACCCGGCTGCAACTCGGTTGCAACCAAGTTGCCGCCGCCGGTCGGAGCGCCGACCGTGAGATCGCGTGCGCCTTCCGGTGCAACGCGCACGACGTCAACGGGAACGAAAATCCCCTGCGGATCGCGACCCATAATTTTTGCAGCGGCGGCGCTGGCCTCACGCTCGAACGCGGCGGCTTCCTGAGCGCCCCGGTCGCTCGGGTATGCCTGAGCGCGCATTGCCTTCAAGAAAGAGAATGAACGCGCTTCCTTGTCCGTTAGACCGATAGACGGATCGGCGGCGGCGGTGAATACGCTGCCCTCCGGCTTGTCGAGGTTGTCGAGAACGAATTCGCGAAATTCGGAAACGCTTTTTCCGTCATTCACAAACTTCGTCGCGGCGTCCGTCATGCGGTGCGCCTCGCCGAGCGCCATAACTTCAGTGACGCGCTTCGTTTCGTCGGCGCGAGCCTCGCGGCGGATTGCGTCGAGATCAACGGGCTTGGCCGCAACCGGGGCGGCGGGTGCCGAGCGAACTTCCTCGGTCTTTTCGATATTGTCTGGCATGGTGCCGGACTCCTTTTGTTTGATTTTGGTGATAGTTTTTGCCTCGCCGTCGCGAGCGACGCCGACGCTAGAGTCTGCGGGAACCGAAACGACCGAGATTTCGAAAGGCTCCCAATCGGTAACGCGGTAAACGGAATCCCCGTCGCGCTGTTCCGTGAGAGTCATTTCATGGACTCGGTATCCGACGGAAACGTTTGACCGAATTCCGTCTTCAACGTCGGTTGCAATTTCACTGGCGCGCACGCTTTTTCCAAAGCGCACAACGGCGCGTCCCCGGCCATCACCAATGCTTGCGGATTCGATCACGCCGACCTGATCTAGCCGGTCGTGATCCATAAGTAACGGGGCCGACCCGCCAGCGAGGAAATCCATTCGGACCTCGCCGGGATCATGCCCGAGAATTTCGAAACCGAAATATCGCTCGACCTCGGCGGCCTCGCTCGCGAACGAAAGTTCGAACGTGCGTTTAATCTCGCCGGACTCGGAGTCCTCACGATTGACCGAAACGATTTCCGCCGACCGATAAAGGTTCGGAGTCTCAATCGTCCGGTTTGCCGGGGTCGTCTTCGTCGTCTTCGTCGTCTTCGGCATTCTGCTTGCCCTTCGGTTCTGCCGGAGCCGGGCTTTTGATCCCTGACTCCTCGATCATTTTTTCTTCTTCCGCAATCTGAGCGAGCGTGTCTCGGAAGTCCCGACCGCTTTCCGCTGCGATTTCGGTTCGCGATTTAACCTTAAGTTCAACCGCCGCCGCATTGGCCGCCACCTCTTTCGTAGGATCAACGGCTGGCCAGCCGCGCGGCTGCCATTCGACGGCGGAAAATTTCTCATGCTTTAGGAACGGCAACGGATTCAACACGCCCGACGTGAGCGCCATTTTTAGCCAGCCCCGAAAAACGCGGTCGTGAAAAGCCGCGACCATCCACGCCTGCACGCTTTGCCAGTTGTCCCGCTCGGCGGCCAGACCATGCCGAAGGCTTGAAAAGTTCACGCCTTGCAAATCGTTTGCGAGCGAATTGTAGGACACGCCAAGCCCCGACGCGATCCCGCGCAAGACCGCTTTTTCGAAATCAGCGAACGCCGATGTCGGGTGTTGCGGGTCGAATTGCTTGAAATCATAACCGTCGGGCAAGACCTCGAACGTTCCCGCGTCGGCGTCTTGAATAAAATTCCCGTTTTCGTCCGTGTCGTCGCCGAAGCCCTCGCCGTCTGGCGACGTAAAAAAGCCCATTTTCGAAGCCGCCACGCGCGCCGCTACAAGTTCGGCCTCCTCATATCCGCCGAGCATGTTCATTCGCTTCATTGCGGTATGCGCCCAAGGCACGCCGCGCGACTGTCCGGGGCGCTTGACGACGAACAAGTGAATCACCTTGTCGGCGGTGACTCGCTCATAGTCTTTCGCGCCGACGTTATATGTATGATCGCCGGGATGTTTGGTGCGAAACCAGTACGCGACCGGGCGGCCATACGAATTCCGCTCGACGCCCATTCGAATATTGTTCCCGTTGCTCAAAGGATGATCCCGCAAATCTTCGTCGAGAAAATCCGCTTCGAGCAACTGCAATGCGTAGCCGAATTCATTTCCGGCGGCCCGCCCGGTGATCTCGCGGGCGATAAACTCGCCGTCGCGCGCGACCGTCTGGATCGCGAGAGTCTGCAGTCCGATCCAATCGAGTCCGCCTTCCATCGTCGGAACCGAGAACCGGCCCCATTTTTTAAAGGCCGTTTCAATCTGATCGTTCGCAGGCTTGTCGAGCGATCCGTCGAGATTGCGGGACCGGGCTTGAAATTGAACGCCGCGCGGGCCGATCACATTGTCGCCGACCATGTGCAGGAAACGGCTCATGTGATCGTTGTTCGCCGCGAGATCGCGCGAGCGTGCGCGCAACGGGCGCAACTGGCGTTCGAGGTCGGAGTCCGGCGACGTGATCGAGACGCCCCACGATTGAGTTAGACGGTCAACCTTGCCGGCGTCATAGCCCGCACGGAATCGCGGCGCGCGGCGCGCGGGCGGCGGTGTCTCGGAGCGTTTAAACAGGTCGCGAATTGCCATATCAGAACCTTGTGAGAACCTTCCCGCCGTGACCGAGTCCGTTTGCGATCCGCTCTTTTCGGATTTCTAGCGCAACCTCGGATTTGTATTTATCGCGTAAAACGATAAGATCGGGAATCGGCGTGCGGCTCAATTGGCGGCCCGCGATGGAATAGGACATTTGATCTTGAGTCGCGCGCTGTTCCAGAACTGACTCGATAGCGTCGAGAACTTTCTTCGCGTGCGAACGCTGGTCGGAAGCGGCGGCGGCGGCGAAGTCCGGCCAGACACGAACGGACCCCTTATCAATAACGCAACGCGTTGTCCCGTCGTCAACCACGGCTTGCCACGAATAAATGCCTGGCGAATAGGCCGCCGTCGTGGCCTTCGCTTCGTCAACGGTGTGCGTCGTGCCGGAGCCGGTCGAGGTGATCGTGATTTTCGCCGACGTCGCCGCTTGCAAAATCAGATAATAGGAAAGAACGAAAGAGTCGTCCGCCGACCAATCCGACAACTCGCGAGTCCATCGCAAGCGGTCGCCAGCGAAAAACTCAATCGGTTCGGTTGTCGGTATGGTCGGCGTTGACATTTTCGGCGGCCCTAGCTGAGAGACTCGAGAGTGAAGTCATACGGCGCGCCGCCCGCAATGAAACGACCGAACTCGATTCCGTCGGCGACGTTGTCGAGCGCAAAATAAGACGGTCGCCCGACCATTAAAGAATCCAGAAAGAAATGGTGTCCGCGCCGCCGCCCGAAATATCCGCTCGGATTTGTGTCGCTGCGAAATTGAGCCGAAGCATACCGGCGTCGGTAAAACTTGCGTCGGTCACGTCAAGCCAAGTCGAGCCGCCGTCCGGGCTGGCTTGCAGTTTGACCGTTGCGGAGTCGAACGTGCCGAAAGCGTAAAGCGTCCCGGTAACGTGAACCACATCAACGCCCGCCGACGTCGCGGCGTTGTCCGTCTCGGCGGTGAAAAGTTTCGTCGTCATGTGCGACCCTCGATAAAGTGCGGTTGATTTTCGCCAGACTCGCCCCGCGCAAGGCTGGCCGCCACCTTAAAAAAAAAGATATCGAATAGCGTTTAAACGGGTTGACCCGGTGAACCCTTGTCTATATAAAATAGACATACGCTGAAACAAACCAACCGGAGACAATCAAATGACAAACCTTGAAATCACCACTGACAACTTCGACACAACCAAATCATTCGAGATTTTGGTTCCCGCCCGCCGCAACTCCGACACCCTCGCCGCGATTAAGGTTACGCTACGCCAAGACTACGAAACAGCGG